CGCCAGGGCAATCACAATTTTCAATGCACCATCAAGGATCAACGGCAGCATTTGAACGATAAACTGCACAATGCTCATGATCACTTGCACAATCGCTGGCATCAAAGTCGGGAGTGAGCTCATCAGCCCCTGTATGATGGACTGTAAAATTGAAATTCCTGATTGTGCGATCTGAGGCAGATTTTCAGCGATATCCGTGGCGATGGTCTGAACCAGTTCCGTCGCAGCACCAATTTTTTCTGCATTTGAAAGTGATTCATCGCCTACGATTGAACCAAGCTTGCCCATGTACCCGCCGACTGTATCCACCACAGACGCGATCCCTGGCGCGAAAACGCCCGCCAGTTGGTTGAGCAAACCCTCTGTGCCGCGTTTCATCTTCTGGATGGCATCGTCCACGCCGCCAAGCGCTTTTAGCTGAGACTCGGTCATCACGTAGCCGCTTGCCTGTGCCTGGTCTCCAAGTTCCTTCAGTGCACCCGTCCCCGCCACGATCAGCGGGTTCAATTCCATGGCCGAACGTCCGAACAGCTTCAGGCTGATCGCGTCCCGTTCGGCTGAATTTTCAATGCCCTCCAGCGCACCAATCGTGTCTAGCCACACGTCATTCGCACTGCGCAAATTTCCGGTGCTGTCGGTAACACTCACGCCCAATTGATTAAAGAGATCAGCCTGTTCACCAGTGCCGTCCTTCGCCGATCCCATAGACATGGTGAGGCGCGCAAAGCTTCCCAGCATCGTCTCCAACGGCACATCCACCAACTCCGCCGCATACTTCATTTTCTGGATCTGATCCGTTGCGACGCCGTACTTGTCACTCATCTCCAGTACCGCATCCGCGTTGGCTGCCCCTTTTGCCGTCATCGCGTAAATGGCAGCACCCGTACCAGCGAGAGCTATCCCAGTAACATTTATCGCGTGGGCGGTCGTCATAAATGCAGTTCCACTGATGGATGCGATCTTCGAAAGGCTGCCCCCCAATCCACCAGCCTTCGTCTGTGCACCATCAATACCCTTGTTGAATTCACTCGGGTCCAGTGTTAAGGATGCGATCAGATCGATTAACTTCATTTACGCTCTCCGCCGAAAATATTCCTTCAAATCTCGAATGAACGGATCCTCTTCATCCTGATCATCATCCGAGTCATCTTCCGGCCACACGATCTGTGGGATGTAATCGCTGGGTTGCGAACCGATCTCATCCTCTTTTTTGAAAAGATTGTCGATCCGGCTTGCCACAATTCCATGTCCCATCATTTCAGTTTCATAGCCCCAGGGTTCGAGCTGATAAAAGCCCATCCACTCAGTCAAAAGCTGACTGTCAATTTCTGCGAGTAGCACATCTACGTCTACTCTGCCGACCGCCTTCGCTAGCCTGAAGGCAAATCGGCGGGTTGGGCGTTTTTTAGTTTTTCAGCCGCCTTCTTGATCGCTTTTTCATCAAGGCCGCTGATCCTTGAGGCCGCCGTCGCCACCCGATCCAGGGCGATGCCGCTCTTCTTGCCCAACTCTGAGATCTCGGCATCGCTGAAGAGACGTTTGCCGTTCTCATCACAGATAGACATAGCGCACAATCTTGGCCGGTAAGCATCAACCTTTGGGATCGCCTGACCATCCCGATATTCCACCAAACTTGACTCAAACTTATCCCGTTCGGTGCCATTCAAACAGCGCACATAAACCTCTGCGTCTTTGCCCCATTCCGGAACAGCGACCTTTTCAATTTTTAGATCATTGGCCGCAAGTATCTGATCTTTCGTTAAAACAGTCATAAACGGATCACCTCCCTTCTACACAGATTCCGCGGTATCGCCTGTCGGCCCGCCGGTGGGTTCGATGCTGATCTTGCATTTCAGGTGTTTATCCTTCTCGGCGATGCGTCCCAGTTTTACAACGTTCGCCAGAAAGGCAATCACTTCCTTGCCTTTTTTATCCTCGACGCTCATTTCTACCGGATCCTCGCTTTGATAAGCTGCCACCAGTGCATCATGCGTGGTCTCGTCGCGGTCCCATCCAACGGTGATCTCAAACGGATTCAAACTGAAAAGACCTGTCTTGATCCGTTCCTTGTAACCATCCGTCGAATCATGCGCGGTCATTTCGTCGGTAGTTGCTTCCTCTTCAGGAAAAGCATGATCCTCCACGTGCACAATCGCTGTCAGTGTGCTGTTGACTTTGATCTTGATAATTGATCCGAATCCACCTTGTCTTGACATTTGTTGCCTCCTTTTACGGCGTTATCAAAATTGAATAATCCTGGTTAGCCCAGTTCAAACCTGTTTCCTTGTCATCATCGAAATTCTCGCCTTCGATGTTGATCACTTCAACTTCCATCACCGAGGTACCATGCCCCAACACACCCATGAAACCATCCAGCGCAGTTTCCACTTTGGCGCCCAGGCTCTTGGCTGTGTCAAGGCTGGTCGCCCAGCTTACGATCTGCAGCTTTGGCGTCTTGCTCAGAGACGGTTCACCGTGCACCTTTTCATAAATCGTGTCGATCCGGTTGACCGTGATCGCTGGCAAACTCTCACCGTGTGGAATGCGTTTGGGGAACACCCGTCCGCCCACCACTGCAGCAATTGCAGTGCTGTAGATCAAATGCTGGATCATTGCCTCCTCAGGGTCAGTCGTTGCCACTGGCATTTTCCTTGATAGCCTTTTCCAATACCGCTCCCATCGCCTTTTCAATATCAGCTTGATGCTCATCCATCGCCGGTCGCAGGAACGGCCTCGGAGGGATCGTCACAGCTTTTGTAAGCACGTAGATCACAACATTGCCGCTGTCCATCAACACACCGCCACTGCCGCTGCCCACAAAATGCAGCTCATCCGGATAATTTCTCGGACTCCCTACCTTGCGCGCGCTATCGTTTTGGGGGATGGCCAAAAACTGAGCGCTAACCGGCTTGATCACTCCGCCCATCTCCTGGATCATGGCATGATTCGAGTGGAACGTCAGCGTGCCAACCGCCTTTCCGCCATCGTTCTTGACTTCGACAGAGCGATTGGCAGCCAAACCTCCCGTGGAAGCTTTTGAGAATTTTTTCTCAATGTTGACCACCGCATTTCCTTCGATCACCCTGATCCCGGCCTCAACCGCATCCTTTTTCGCTCGTCCACCGACAGACTCGCTCAGCTTTTTCATCAGCGCAGTTAACTTATCCAGATTCTTAATCGTGAAGGTAATCTCGTCAGCCATTTACACCTCCACCCGATGCAGCAAAAGTCTGATCCCCGAGGGTCCGCGTTGCACCGGTCCGACGATAAAAAAGACAAGCGCAGTTGACAGTGTTTCACTAAACCGTTTTGTCACTTTGATGCGGTCACTCGCGACAATCACTGTCCCGATCGGCAACCTCATCGTGGCGTCATAAACCAAAGTCACCTGTTGAGCTCCCCAGCGCATACTACCCGGGCGCATATCTAATCCGCATTTCGTGGGGACCGTCGCATCCGTGAACGATTCAATCTGTTCGTTTAATCGGTTCGGTGTCTTGGTCGCATGTTGGATCACGCACTCATCAAACATGTGCGCTTCCTGCGTCGCCCTCATCCTCGCCAGATCAGTTGCTGCTAGGCTCATCAGATTCGTTCCCTTCCAAAGGCCACTTGATCAATCTGACCGTTTTCGCGCTGCGCCTTGAAAGATAAAAACGCGCTTGCGACATGGCTTGCGAATATTTCTGCGAATCGGAGTAATTTCCACCGTCCGCGCTGAAGTCTGTAGTTGCTGTCAAAGTACCTGATTTTTCCTGCCATATCTCCGCGGCTGCCGCATTCAGATCGTAGGTGTCCACCCAGTCATCGTTTTCTGATCTCGTCTTTACACCATCCACTACCGTCCAAATCCACGGCTCTTGTCCAAATTCATCCATCTGCGGATAGCGCTCGATGGCTGCCTTGATGGCGAGATCCGTATAAGTTGTGGTGGTTGGTTCTGCCACCATCCTTCTCACCCTTGCGATCTGATCAGCCGTTGCGGACAACTTAACCTCGCTTCCTAGCACTCCAGATGCGGTTATCCAGAGAGAGAAATTCCCAATCCTTTTTCAGGTTCAACTTACTGTCAACCATCTTCTTGATCGGCTGCCAGGTCGTGTAATCATGGAACGCAATAACCCCGCCTGGCTTCACAAACTTTGCCCAGCTTTCATAATCCGCCTTCACCTCTTCGTATTTGTGCCCTCCATCAATAAAAAGTAGATCTATCGGTAAAGTCCAAACCTTTGCCAATTTTGTGGATTCACACATGATCGGCACGATATGTTTGAAAAGACCCAGACTGAAAAGATTCCCTTTGAATCTCAGATATCCGCCTACCGAGTGGTGCCGTTCGGGCGTGCGATCAACGCCGAGCATCCAAAGATCAACGCAATAGATCAACACCTTGCTCTTTGGTCTCAGCGCTGCCGCCATGTACGCTGCTGATCTTCCCTGGCAAGACCCGATTTCAACGATCACTCCACGATCAGGCACAATACTGGCCAACTCAGCCAGCCGCTCACCTTCATCCGAAAAAACTCCGGACGTGGCCTTCAACGCGCCAATGGCGTCATGCAAGGAAGTGATCATAGATATCCTTCCAGCTTATTCACAAACAGCTTTGCATCAAACGGCTTACCAATAAACAGATCTCGCCAATCGGCTACAGGTTTGCTGCCCTTGGTCGCCTTCCTGATCACAGCGTCCGTGTCATTGTTCATAATGTCCAGCGGAAAACGTAAAAGATCTTTGTATTTGTTCCAGTTCTTCACGTACCCAAGCAATTCCTCACAATTTCCGCTGCATGGCGGGATATTCTCACCCATCATCAAGGTCGGCTTCCCGCGAGCCACCGCCAAATACGCAAAGGTCTGATGCCCTACCACCAAATCAGCCTGATCAATATCGGCTGTTGATTGATCTGCAGAGCCGCGATAATAAATCACACCATCATCCTCATGGCGTTCCAGTCCGTTCTCGCCTAGGTCATGCAAATACCTCACCACCAATCTGGCTCCGTTTTTCTTGCACCAGTCAT